GATCGCCGCGGCCTGTTCCTCAAAGTCGTTGCCGCGGAACTGGTGACGTTCGAGCACGCGGAAGGCGCCGCCGTCGACGCGCGGCGGCGCCACGACGACGAGGCCCGCCGAGTCGCCCGTGAGCGCCGGATCGTAGCCGACCCACACCTCGCGATAGCCGAACGGCCGCAGCAGCAGCGGCGAGAAGTCGTCCGCCCATTCCTCCCACGAGTCGACCATGCAGCGTTGCAGGTCCGACAGCTTGAACACCGACAGCGAATCGTCGATGAAGTGGCACATCAGCAGGTTCGCGAATTCCTCGGCGCTGTATTCGCGGCGCAGCTCGTCGATGTCGAACAGGTTGCAGCCGCCCGCCATCGCGTCGAGCACGGTCACGATCTGCCGCCACTGCGCGTCCTCGCACAACATGCCGCGCACGAGCGCCTCGTGGCTCGTGTCGATCTGGATGCGCTCGCCCGCGGCGCGGCCGCGGTTCGCGTGCGCGCCGCTCCAGAACGCGTACGCCTCGTGCGTGACGCTCGACGGCGTGCTGAAGTAAGTCTTGCGCCAGCGCTTGTGCATCGCCATGCCGGAGGCGACCTTGTTCAGCTCGCGGAACTTCGGCACCCAAAAGTATTCGTCGAAGTAGAAGTTGCCGTGGTACGACTGCGCGGTGCGCGCGTTCGTCCCCAGGAAGTACAGCGTCGCGCCGCTCGGCAAGATGATCGGATCGCCCGTGAGCTCGATGTCGGCCGCCGCGCGCGCGAACTGCGTGATGTACTGCTTGAAGACGTGCGCCTGAGCCTTGCTCGCCGACAGGAAGATTTGATTGCGGTCGGTGTCGAGCGCGTCGACGAGCGCCTCGCGCGCGAAGTACCACGTCGCACCGATCTGCCGCGATTTCAGGATGTTGCGCGTGCGCTGATCGCCGTTCCGATACCAGACTTTCTGATAGTCGAACAGCGAATCGCGGAACGCTTCGATGATGCGCTTGTGCTGCTCGTCGCTGATTTCGTTGCGCGGCGCACGGCGTTTCGGGCCGGCGTTGCGCGACGCAATCTTCGGGTTCAGATCCGATTCCTTCCCCGTCTCGTCGTACTTGCGCACGCGCGCGAGCCGCTCGACTTGGCGGCCGAGCAGGTCGATTTCCTTGTAGTCCGCGCCGTCCTTCTTCTCCTTCGCGATCAACACCATCAGGCGCACTTCGAGCGATGCCTCGATGCGCTCGACGGGCGTTGCGTCCTTCCACTTTTCGCGGCGGCACCACGACGCGACGGTCGCGGGCTTGATGTCGAGATGGCGGGCGATCGACGCGATGCGCCAGCCTTGCCAATAGAGCGTGCGCGCGACCTTGCGCACGTCGTTTTCGAGCTGATGGGGGTCCGTAGTTTCGAGCATGCGGCCAAGCGTAGGCCGCCGCGTGCGCGCGAGCACGCGCAGCGCGCTGTACCCGCGTGAGCCACAAACGCCGCGGATTGAGCCGTGGCGCGTGAACGCCGAACATGAGAACCACGCTCACTCAACCACGTTCGGCCCTCTCTATGGCAAGCAAAACCAAATTCTTCCGCGTCGCAGTGGAAGGCGCGACCGTCGACGGTCGCGAGATCAAGCGTGAATGGCTCACGCAGATGGCGAAGCACTACGACCCGAAGCTGTACGGCGCACGCGTGAACGTCGAGCACATCAAGGGCTGGGCGCCGCTGTCGGCGAACAACCCGTTCGGCGCGTATGGCGACGTGATCGCGCTGAAGGCGGCCGAAATCGAAGACGGCCCGCTGAAAGGGAAGATGGCGCTGTATGCGCAGATCGATCCGACCGACGAGCTCGTCGCACTGTCGAAGAAGCGCCAGAAGCTCTTCACGTCGATCGAGATCAACCCCGACTTCGCCGACATCGGCGAGGCGTATCTCGTCGGGCTCGCGGCGACCGACGACCCGGCGAGCCTCGGCACCGAAGCGCTGCAATTTGCCGCGAAGCGCTCGAACAACCTCTATACGCCCGCGTGCGAGACGGCGATCGAATTCGAAGGCGCGGCCGAAACGGCCGGCCTCAAGGAATGGGTAAAGGGCCTGTTCGCCCGCAACCGCGAAAACGACGACGAGCGCTTCGCCGACGTGCGCGAGGCGGTCGAACGGGTCGCGACCCATACGCACCACACGGGCCGCGAAGTCGCGACGCTGAGCGCGGCTGTCACGAGCGCCACGAGCGCCGCGGCCGACGCGAAGAAGCGCGCCGATGAAGCCTTCGCCGCCGTCGAAGCGCTGACCGAGAAGCTGTCGAACACCGACAACGGCGCGCCGCAACGCCCGCCGTCGACCGGCTCGACGGGCGAGCTCGTGACCGACTGCTGACCCATCCCGCACACCACACAGGAGAATTTCCCGATGAGGAAGGAAACGCGCCAGGCGTATGAAAAGTTCGCCGCGCAAATCGCCAAACTGAACGACACGGGCGACGTGTCGAAGAAATTCGCGGTCGAGCCGACCGTGCAACAGCGGCTCGAAACGAAGATGCAGGAATCGAGCGAGTTTCTCAAGCGCATCAACGTGCTGCCCGTGACCGAGCTCGAAGGCGAAAAGCTCGGCCTGTCCGTGTCCGGCCCGATCGCGAGCCGCACCGACACGACGAAGGCCGCACGCCAACCGATCGACCCGACGGCGCTCGACAGCAACCGCTACCGCTGCGAGAAGACCGACTACGACACGGCGATTCCGTATCGCAAGCTCGACATGTGGGCGAAGTTCGCCGACTTCCAACAGCGCATCCGCGACGTGATCCTCAACCAGGGGGCGCTCGATCGCATCATGATCGGCTGGAACGGCGTGAAGGCGGCCGCGACGACCGACCGTCAGGCAAACCCGCTGTTGCAGGACGTGAACATCGGTTGGCTGCAACAGTACCGCGAGCGCGCAGCACAGCGCGTGCTGCACGAAGGCGCGAAGCAGGCCGGCAAGGTGCTCGTCGGCAAGGCGGGCGATTACGAGAACCTCGACGCGCTCGTGATGGATATCGTGTCGTCGATGATCGACCCGTGGTTCCAGGAAGACACGGGCCTCGTCGTGATCTGCGGCCGCGAGCTGCTGCACGACAAGTATTTCCCGATCGTCAACGCGACGCAGGCGCCGACCGAGCGGCTCGCGGCCGATCTGATCGTGAGCCAGAAGCGCATCGGCAATCTGCCGGCCGTGCGCGTGCCGTTCTTCCCGAAGCGCGCGCTGATGGTCACGAAGCTGTCGAATCTGTCGATCTACTACCAGGAAGGCGCGCGCCGGCGCACGCTGAAGGAAGTGCCGGAACGCGACCGCATCGAGAACTACGAATCGTCGAACGACGCCTACGTGGTCGAAGACTTCGGTTGCGGCTGCGTGGCCGAAAACATCGAACTGGCGGCGGCATGACGATCAACACGCCCGCCCGCGCACACTTCAATCGCGTCTCGGCCGCGCGCGCGGCGGCCGCCGCGTCGCCCGGCGAGACGATGAAGGGCGCGACCGCCTATGAGCTGATGCTCGCGAAGCTCGCGGCCGACCGCCGCGCGCTCAAGGGCATTCAGTCGATCGAGCGGAAGATCGAGCTGAAACGCAAGCTGCTGCCGGACTACGCCGACTACGTGGCGGGCGTGTTGAGCGGCGGCCGCGGCGCGCAGGACGACGTGCTCGTGACGGTCATGGTCTGGCGCATCGACGCCGGCGACTTCGACGGCGCGCTCGCGATCGCAGCCTACGCGCTCTCGAACGGGCTCACGCTGCCCGACCAGTTCGAGCGCTCGCTCGCGTCGCTCGTCGCCGAGCAGTTCGCCGACGCCGCGCTGTCGTCGTTCCTCGACGGCGAGACGTTCGACGCGGCGAGCCTCGAGCTCGTCGACGATCTGACGCGCGAGGCCGACATGCACGACCAGGTACGCGCGAAGCTGTACAAGGCGCTTGGCTACGCGACGCAGGCCGCCGCGCCGGCGCGCGCGCTCGACTATCTGCGCCGCGCGGTCGCGCTGAACGATCGCGTCGGCGTGAAAAAGGACATCGACCGACTGACGAAGCAGGTCGAAGCCGCGGGCCGTCGGGGCGACGGCGCCGACGGCAAGTAAAGAGCCCACCTCGGCATGGCGGCACCGGCGCCCAGGCCCTACGCCTGACGGTCACGGGCCTTGTGCGCCGGTCCACCGCCACCTCATTGCGAACCGACCATGAACAGCTTTGTTGCCACCGCCGCGCCCGCCGTCGCGGCGACGCCGATCGAAGGCACGTTGACGAACGACGGCTTCTTCCCGGACATCGATCTGTCCGCGCTGCGCGACGCGATGCGCCTGGACGGCACCGTGACGGCCGAGCGGCTGCGGCACGCCGCGCGCGACGCGCTGCTGACCGTGAACGACGAGCTCGCCGCGTGGCGCGCCCGGCAGCGCGCGGCGGGCGCGGCGACGCTCGCCGACGTGCCAGCGCCGCGCATCGATGGCGAATCGACACACGTGGCCCGCTACCGGCGCGCGGTGTACCACCTGACGCACGCGGACGTGACGGAGAAGTACCGCGGCTACGACACGACGAAGAGCGGCGGCCAGGTCGCGGCCGATCTGGCCGCGACGGTCGACGACGCACGCCGCGCCGCGCGATGGGCCATCAGCGACATCCTCGGCCTGGCGCGCTCGACGGTGGAACTGATCTGATGGCTCGCTCCCTGTACCGCATTCGTCAGTTCGCGCAGTCCCGCGTGCGCGGCGGGAAGCTGTTCTGCGCCGGCGCGTGCCAGGTGCAGCAGCGCGTCGCTGGCCTGTTCTGGCTTGAGATTGCCTATTGCTCGGATCGCACCGGCGCGGAGGCGGCCATACGAGCCGCCGTGATCGCGCGCCGGCGAGCCCGGCTCAAGCCGCGCGTGCTCGGCCTGTTCGATCGCGACGGGCAGGCGCTCGGGCAATGAAGATTGCGGCGCTGCAAGGCGAGACGCTCGACGCGCTGTGCTGGCGGCACTACGGCAGCACGGCGGGCACGGTCGAAGCCGTGCTCGAAGCGAACCCCGGCCTCGCCGAGCTCGGCGTCGTGCTGCCGATGGGAACCGTCGTGGAGATGCCCGAGCGCCGCGCGATCGAGACGACCACGCCGCTATTGCAACTGTTTGACTGACCGGAGCCGAATGAATGGCTGAACCGAACACTTCTTCGGCCGCGGCGCTGTTCGCCGCGGTCGGCCTCGCCGGCATCGCGCCGGGCGTCGACGGCGACGCGCTAATCGGCGCGTTCGCGGGCGCGGCGCTCGTCGTCGTCACGTCGAAAGACCTCGGCCTCGCGAAGCGCGCCGCGTACATGCTCATCTCGCTCGTGATGGGCTACCTCGCCGCGCCCGAAATCATCCACGCCGTGCCGATCCGCTCGACGGGCGTCGCCGCGTTCTTCGCGGCCGCGCTCGTGATCGCGGTCACGCTCACGCTGATCGAGCGCGTGAAGGGCATGGACCTGTTCGCGCTGTTTCGCAAGGGAGACTGACGTGCATGTCTCGTCCGCACTCGTCGCGCTCGCCGCGCACCTGGCCGTCATCGTGCGCGTGCTGACCTACCGCAAGAACGGCGCGCGGCATCGCTTCCACGTCGCGTGGGCGGCCTGGGTGATCGTCGCGATTTCGGGCGGCTCGGCGATCGAGCTGCTGTTTCATCCGAAGCCGACCGGCTTCTTTCACGCGGCGCTCGCGGTTCTGCTCGCCGTGTTGGTGTACCTCGCGCGCGGCAACGTCGCGCGCCTTCTACGGAGTGACGAAGCGTGAACATCCTTCGATTCAACGATCACGGCGCGGAAGTCGGACTGCTGCAGCAGCGCCTCGTGCGCGCCGGCTACCCGGTCGACGTATCGCACCTTTACGACGAACAGACCGAGCGAGCCGTCCAGACGTTGCAGGCGGCCGCGGGTCTCGTCGTCGACGGCATCGCCGGCCCGAAGACGTACCGGGTGCTCGCCAGCGGGCAGCGCGACCCGAAGCACCTGACGGACGCCGACCTCGCGCGCGCGGCCGCGACGCTCGGCGTATCGCTCGCGTGCGTGCGGGCTGTCAACGAAGTTGAGTCCCGCGGCGTCGGCTTTTTGGACGACGGCCGGCCGAAGATTCTGTTCGAGCGGCACGTCATGTATCAGCGGCTCGTCGCGAATGTCAGCAGGGAAGCGGCGGACGCTGCCGCCGCACGATGGCCGGGCGTCGTCAACCCGAAGCGCGGCGGCTACCAGGGCGGCGCCGCCGAATACGTGCGGCTCGACACCGCGGCGCGCATCGACGCGGCATCCGCTTACGAGTCCGCGAGCTGGGGCGCGTTCCAGATCATGGCGTATCACTGGAAACGCCTGGGTTACGCGAGCGTCGACGAATTCGTGTCCCGTATGGAGCTGGGCGAAGCCGAGCACCTCGACGCGTTCGTGCGGTACGTCGCGGCCGACAAGAAGCTGCTAGCAGTGCTTCGTGCCCGGAAGTGGGCTGCGTTCGCGGAAGGCTACAACGGCCCGGAATTCGCGATCAACCTGTATGACGTGAAGCTCGACCGCGCGTATGCGAAGTACGCCGGCACGGGCAAGGCGGCCGCATGAACCTCTCGCGCCTCATGCCGTGGCTGGCGCTGCTCGCGTTGATCGCGCTCGTCGCAAGCTGTCAGCACGGCCGCGCGCTGCGCGCGCAGCTCGACCGGGCGACCGACGACGCGCGCCGCGCGAAACACGACGCGCAGGCGAGCGCCGCCGTAATCGAGCGCCTGTTGGCTGATGCCAAGGCGAAAGACGCGCAGCGCGCACAGCTCAAGCGCGCACGCGCCGGCGTTAATGCAACGCTCGCGACCTATCGAAACGAACTGCGGAGACTGATCGATGAAAACGCCGCCGTGCGCGCCTGGGCTGCTGGCGCTCTGCCTGACGATGTTGTGCGCCTGCACGCAAGCCCCGCCCTCAACGGCGCCGACGATTTCGCTCAACGAATGCGCGGCGGTGACGCCGTGCACGATGCCGGCGATGGCGCCGCGAACCAACGGTGAACTCAGCGACGCGCTGCACGTCGCGCGCGCGGCGTGGGCGCGCTGCGCGTCCGAAGTCGACATGATCGCGACGTGTCAGGCACGCGTGCGGCGGGCGGACGGCCATGAATAAGCCGAGCAGTCTACGCGCGGCGCTCGTCGCCGCGTTACCGCAGCTCAACGCCTCGCCGGACCAGTTGCTCGTGTTCGTCAACGAAGGCCGGATCGAGGCGACGGGCACGCGCACGGCGTCGTTCGACTATGAATACGAGTGCGAGATCATCATTCGCGACTTCATCGGCAACCCGGACGACGTGATGATCGCCGTGGTCGAATGGGCGCGCGCGAATCAGCCGGACCTCGTGACGAATCGGGACGAGCGCCGCAACGGCATGACGTTCGTCGCCGACATCCTGTCGAACAACGCCGTCGACCTCGGGCTCAAGATGAAGCTGTCGGAAAGCGTCGTGGTCGGCATCGACGAAGCCGGCAACCGCACGGTCGAGCACATCGACGACGCAGCCGACGAGTGGCTCTCATGACGGACGATCTTCAGGCGCTCGAACGATGGGCGGGCGGGTTGCTCGCGAAGCTGTCGCCGGCGGCCCGCCGTCAACTGCTGCGCGAGCTCGGCCGCGATCTGCGCCGCGCGCAGCAGTCGCGCGTCGCCGCGCAGCGGAATCCGGACGGCAGCGCGTACGAGCCGCGGAAGGTGAAGGCGGGCGGCAAGCGCTTGCGCGAGAAGGCCGGCCGCGTCAAGCGCGAGGCGATGTTCCGGAAGCTGCGCACCGCGCGCTATCTGCGCATCGATGTCGACAACACGGGGCTGGCGATCGGCTTCGACGAACGACTGTCGCGCATCGCACGTGTCCACCAGGAGGGCCAGAAGGCGCCCGTCGAGCCGGGCGGGCCGCTCGCGCAGTATCCGGTTCGCGTCGTGCTTGGCATTTCCCCAAATGATCGAGAACTTGTACGAGATCGTTTAATTAAGCACCTTAGCCAATAAACCACCTCATACAAAGACATTTCGCCATTCCAATTCAGCAACCGACAAGTCCTGCAACAGGCATCGGTCCTGGAATCGTGCAAGCGGTCCCGATTGGCATGGCATCAAACAATGGATAAACCCAAAATGCCGCGCCGTTATAGCAGACGTTCCCGCGCGTGACGCCAGCTGGATCGACAAAGCAGACCGCATGCGAGACAACCGGAAAAAGCAGTGCCATTGCAATTAGAGCGGCTTTCATTTTTATAACCCCCGCATGTTGATAATAAATATTTATTTAATTGCGCATCCGCGCGCATCGTTTATTGATTTAATGCGCGAAGTCAGTATAGGCGGAAGCCCATTTAAAGTCACGGCGATCGATTTTCGTCTGATGAATGACGAGGCATTCCTTTTTTGTTAGTTGCATGGCTGCATAAGTCGGTTGCAAGCAAGTGAGCGATACGTCTGATTCGTCTCGCTTCCGATCCAGTGCAACCCCGCCTCGCGCGCCGCGACGAGAAACGTGCCGGAACCGGCGAACAGATCGCACACGACGCCGCCGGCCGGCACGAGCCGCACGACCTCGCGCGCTATGTCGAGCGGCTTCTCGGTCACGTGTTGCTTCGGCAACGGCAAGCGGTACGGGAACACGCCGGGCAGATACACCTCGCAGTCACGCATCGCGCCGCGGCTCGCCCATACGACGAATTCCGCCTGCTGCGCGAAGCCGCCGCGCCGCGGCCGCGTGCGGCCGGGCGTCTTGTCCCATACCGCGACGCCGCGCAGGATCAAGCCGGCCGCCTGCACGACATCGGTCAGCGTCGGGAGCTGACGCCAGTCGATGAAGCTCACGAGCAGCCCGCCCGGCTTCAACGCGCGCCGGCATTCCGTCAGCCACGCGTGACACCAGAACGCCCACGCGCGTTGGTCCATGTTGTCGCTCTCGAAGTCCACGTAGGCGGCTTTCGTGTCGCTGTTGATGTACTTCGTGCTCGGTGGCCGCGAGCGCGCCGACGTGTGCAGTCCGCCCGACGAATACGGCGGATCGGTGAACACCATGTCGATTGAAGCGTCGGGCAGCATGCGCGCGAGCGTGAGCGCATCCATTGCGTGAAGTCGGTCGAGTAGCGGGGAAAGATCGGCCGCGGGCGCGGCGTCGGTAGCGTGAATCGTCATCGTGTTGCGAGAGTGGAAATGCGCGCGCGGCACGAGCCGCCCGCACTGTTGCGTGTGTCGAGCGGCCATTGTCGACGCACGTTTCATTGCGCGGATCACGAGTGCGCTGTACCCGGCGGCACGACAAAGGCGAGTGCTCGCGCCACGCGCGGGCGACCGGCACCATTGCCGGTATGGATGCGAACGAAATTCAACGGCAAGCACGCAACGCCGTGCGCAAAGGCTCGATTCTCGATGTCGACCACGAGGCGGCGCTTTGCCGCGTGGCGATCGGCGAATCGGACGACGACGGCCTGCAAACGAACTGGATTCCCTGGCTCACGCCCTCGGCCGGTGCGACGCGCGAATGGCTGCCGCCGACGAAGGGCGAGCAAGTCGTTGTGCTCGGCGCGATGGGCGACCTCGCGCAAGGCGTCGCGCTGCGCGGCGTGTTCTCCGACGCGTTCCCCGCACCGGACCACCTGCCGAACACCCACACCCGCGTCTACGCGGACGGCGCGCGCGTGAGCTACGACCACGACGCGCATGCGCTCACGGCCGAACTGCCCGCCGGCGCGACGGTGCGCCTCATCGCGCCCGTGTCGGTCACGGTCGAGACGGAATCGGCGACCGTGAAAGCCGCGTCGGTCACGTTCGACGCTGAACAGACCACCTGCACGGGCGCGTTGCTCGTGAAAGGGCCGCTCGTGTTCAAGTCCGGCATGACGGGCTCGGGCAGCGCCGGCGGCGGCCACGTCATGCGCATCGACGGTGCGGCCGATTTCACGGGCGAAGTGCGCTCGATGGGCAAGAGCGTGCCGCACCACACGCACCAGGCGCGCGGCGAATCGGCTGAAGTGAGTCCGCCGCTATGAGGGGCATGAACGCAGAAACGGGCCGCTCGATGTCCGGGCTCGATCACCTCGCGCAGTCCATCGGCCGCATCGTGTCGACGCCGCTTGGCTCGTGCATCCAGCGCCGCACGTTCGGCTCGGAACTGCCCGACCTCATCGACGCGCCCGCCAACGGCGCAATCCGGATTCGCCTGTACGCGGCGATCGCGACCGCGCTCATGCGGTGGGAGCCGCGCTTGACCGTCACGCGCGTTCAGATTTCGGCAGCCGCCGCCGATGCTTTCGCCGGCCGGCAGTTCGTCGACATCGAAGGCTGGACCGACGAGCGCGACGAGCTCGTCTCGCTGCGCGTGCCGATGACGAACAGAGGAACAGCATGAGAAGCACGCCCATCGATCTTTCGCAGCTCCCCGCGCCGGACATCGTCGACCCGCTCGACTTCGAGACGCTGTTCGCCGAGCGCAAGGCGCGCCTCGTGTCGCTGTATCCGCCCGAGCACCAGGCGGAAATCGCCGCGACGCTCGCGCTCGAATCCGAGCCCGTGACGCGCATCCTTCAGGAAAACGCCTATCGCGAAGTCCTGCTGCGGCAGCTCATCAACGACAAGGCGCGCGGCCTGCTGCTCGCCTACGCGCGCGGCACGACGCTCGAACACATCGCGGCGCTGTTCGATGTCGAACGGCTCGTGGTCACGGCGGCCGATCCGGAGCACGGTATCGATGCGGTCTATGAGGACGACGACAGTCTGCGCGAGCGCGTGCAGCTCGCGCCGCGCGGCTTCTCCGTCGCCGGCCCCGAAGAAGCGTACGTGTTCCATGCACGCGCGGCGGACGGCCGCGTGCTGTCCGCGTCCGCGCGCAGTCCCGAGCCGTGCGTGATGGTTGTCACGGTCCTGTCGCGCGAAGGCGACGGCACGGCGAGCGACGCGCTCATCGACATCGTGCGCGCGGCGCTCGAAGGCGTGCGCCCGCAAACCGACCAGGTGATCGTGCAGAGCGCGCAAGTCGTGCCGTATGCGATCCGCGCGACGCTGCGCTTCTTCTCCGGCCCGGATCGCGGCGTGGCGCTCGCGGAAGCCCGCAAGCGCACCGTGAAGTTCGCGGCGGACATGCGGCGCATCGGCATGGAAATCACGGTCGACGGCCTGCACGCGGCGATGCGCGTCGCCGGCGTGCAAAAGGTGCTGCTCGACTCGCCCGCCGGCGGCGTGCCCGTGACGCACGAGCAGGCGCCGTACTGCACCGGAATCGAGCTGATCGACGGCGGGGTGGCGGATGACTAGACGGGCAACCTCGCTGCTGCCGCCGAACGCGACCGCGCTCGAGCGCCGGCTCGCGGACACGAACGCGCGCATCAGCGACATCCCGGTCGACATCGGCGTGCTGATGGACCCGGACGCGATCCCGCTGCGGTTTCTGCCGTGGCTCGCGTGGCACCTCGGCGTCGAGACGTGGAAGGACTACTGGCCCGAACAGGTGAA